CAACTCGGCCCAGGTGATCGAGCGAAGCTGACTTTCCGAGTTAGCCGAAATGATGGTCGTCGAGCCGATCCGCGTGGACAGCATCCAGTCCGTGATCCAACTGACCAAAGCCGACTTGCCAATACCACGGCCAGAGCTGACCGCCAAGCGCAGCACGTCATAGTCCACCTTGCCGCCATTGGCTTTGATGTGCTCGGCCATGCTCGTGAGCACCTCGCGCTGCCATTTGCGCGGTCCAGTGAAGTGCTCCAGCGGCGTGCCCTTGACGCCCCACGGGTAGGCAAACATCACAAACGCCAGTGGGTTGTCCTTGATGGCCGGACTCCACAGCCGGGCCATCAACTCCTGCTCATCAGCCGCGCTGTAGCGTGTGGTCTGCATCAGCGGTTAACCAGTGCGTTAGGGGCAAGCGGCGCAAGATTATTCAAACGCACTTGCACGTCTCGGCCTGATCCTTCTGGCAGTACGCGGCCTGCGTAAGAACGAAGCAATTTATATATACCTGAACCTCCGCCTTCGGGTGACACAGCAACATCATCCACGCTAACTGTTTGTTGAGCTACCGGCTTATTGGTGAACACGGATCGATACGGATTGAAATCGTAGCGGTCAACAATCACCAGCGCGTTCGTAGTAGGGTCCACGCTGTATTGAAACCGACCAAGAGTTGTGTGCAATGCTGAACGCGGGTCAGCCCCGGCCAACGCACTGCGCGCTTGTTCTGGGTCAATTCCGTAGTCTTCGTAAGCGACGGCAGGTTTGATGTTGAACTTGTTTTCAATTCCAAGACGGCCAAGAGCGTTGCTTCGGACGTAGTTGCTTTGCCCCGACGCCAAATTCAAAAAGTCTGGCGTCAACTTTCCTTCTTTGTACGCGCGAATTGCAGCAAGGTCTTTTGAGTACCCTTGGACAAACTCCGGGTACATGATTTGATCTTTGTTTTTTGCAGCAACGGCTTTGGTGTGCTGATTAATTCGTTCGGCTAAAAATTTTTCGTACTTCTCAAGAGCTGGGCCAAGAGGCTTGTACTTGTTAAAAATTACTTCGGTTAGCGTGCCAAGCTCTTCTGGCGAGAAAGACGCTTCAGTAATCGGCTCTTTTGATTTGTCAAGGACTGACTCCAAAAAGATGCGCCGATTGGTGGGCATCGTTTTTCGGTCTGCAAACTTGTCGTAAAGTTGTAGCCCTGCTTTAACAGCTTTTTCGCCTAGCGTCAATTCAGGGTTGTTATTCGGCATGAGCGTTTCTTTCGCTAACGTGTTGTGTTAAACGCGGGCTTGGCTCGTTTTCTATGACGTTTAGCACGCGCTGCTGCGCCTCTTGTAGCGCCGCCGTGATGCTGATCGACTGGATGACATCCACACTTATGGCCTGCTTGGCCACCCATCCGTGGACGTTTTGCAAGATTGCGAGCGCCGCCTTGGCGTCGCCTTGCGCCGCCGCCTGATGCAGCAGATGGATCATCTCCATCTCGCCCTCGGCGCGGCCCTTCATCTCTGCATACGCCGCGATCTCATCGAACTGCTTGAGCCGGGCGTACTCCTTGGGCAGCATGCCTGCGGCTAGGGCCAGATTGTCACCCTTGAGGCCGAGCTTGGCCGCGTTGTAAATGCGGTGCAGTCGGTCCTCAGTGGCCTGCAACTGACGCGGTTCGTAAGGCAGGGTTTCGAACATGGGCGGAATATACCAAAGTTGTGCAAAAAATAAAAAGTTTTTGTAGCCCCTCCGGCGCCGGGACCGGCCGGCCGTCGGCCCTACCCCACCCCCTCCAGCCGAAAATCGAAAGCAAATGTTAGTGCTTGCTGACTTTTTTTTCACGCCAGTCGCGTAGGTGACATGGGTCAAATTGTCACGTGCTATGCGGTCGGCGGCTTGCGTTGCCGCCTAGGTCAGTTGGGTCAAATTGTCACGTTGCAAAAGTCGCAAACCGAAGTTGAGGGGGGGAAGGGCCGGGGCTTGGGGTTATGGGTCATTTGGGTCAATTGTCACGCGAGTTGAAGTCGCTGGACCCCCTTTGGGGCGGCATCCAGCGCGGGGGATGCGGGGGCGGGGATTCTGCTGTCAGCTGTACATCTATACAGTATATTTTTTCTTGTCAATCAAATATCAATCTAATGACAATATGACCCAACAGACCCCTTTTCCCCTCTGTGCGGGCATGGGTCACTTCACTTCGCCAGCATGACCCAGGCAATGCCTAAATGACCCAGAACCCTATTAGGGTTTGTACGGGGCTTGACAACATCAAAGAATTCTTTACAATCCCAGGCTGGCAACGCAACAACGAAAGGACACGCAAGTGAACGACTGGATCAAGACCCTTCCCGCAGACACATACATCTACGCTCGCGACGACTGGACTGGCGCGCAAACGAACGCAGTGTTCGCCAAAGTCGCCGCAGACCGCGCCGACTACTACCAGCTGCTGGACGCGCTGGTGGCTGTCGATGCAACTCTTGGCGGCGTGTCCGACGACTGCGCGCGCGACAACATGCCGCCGGCCATGATTGAGGGACAGCTCGGCTACTGGCGCGAGATGCGCCGCTACTTGGCCAGCTCAGCCGGGCAAATTTGGGAGAGTGAAAACCTCGACTTGAACGCCGAAATCGGCATGACCATCTACTAAAGGAGCCTAAACCATGCACACCCGTGATTCCGCCGCCGCGCTTGTCGTGGCACTCATCCTCGCTATCCCCTTCATCGTCTACTTCTGGAGCATGCAGCCATGAACACCAGCCAAATTCTCGCCCTCGCCCGCAAAAATCTAGGCGGTGACATGGAATCGTCGTCCAGACTCTGTCTGGCTGATGCCGTCTCCCTGTACGACAAGGGCGAGTACACCTACGCTTGCAAGCGCGCCCTGGATTCTCTGTCCTACTCAGTCGGGATCTTTCATCCCGACTACCAAAAAGCCCACAAATCTATCAGGGAGCAAGCATGACCGACACCTATAACGGCTGGACCAACTACGCCACATGGCGCGTCAACCTGGAGATGTTCGACGGCGGGCCGGACTGGTTCGATTTTGACCAGGAGGCCTACGATCTAGGCCACGACCTGAAGGCCTACGCGGAAGAACTGATTGAAGACACCACGCAAGAGGGCCTGGGGCGCGATTACGCCCTAGCCTTCCTGTCGGATGTCAACTGGTACGAAATCGCCAAGCACATGAAAGAGGAGCAGACAGCATGACCTACACCGAACAAGAACGCGCCGCGTACATGGCGGGCGATTACAAAACCGCCGATGCCTACGCCAAGCTGGAAGACCTGACCGAAGCAGTCAACCGCCTGATTGGGGTGATGGATGAACCCGCCGACGACATGGTGCTAGAAGCCCTGCAAGCCCTGCGGAGGGCCGTCGCATGAAAACAGTCACCTTTAACGAAAATGCGTATGAAATCGTGAGTTATGGTAACGGCTGGGCTTTTGCGGTTTTAGACACGACCGCAAATCGCACGTTCTGGGTGCAGGACGACAGCGCGGCTCAGTTCAGAGATGAATGTCTAGCGTTTGGCTGGGAACGTACCTGCCGCGATTACATGGATTCAATCGGAAAGGCCGCATAATGAATCGCTACACAATCAACCCGTGGGGGTTCGAGATGACAGTGCACGCGGACGTATACCCCGGTGAGATGCTCACGCCCGACTATCCCGGCGCGCCGCCGATGGCAGACGTGTTCCATGTGTTTGTCGGGGGCATCGACATTGCGGAGATGCTGACCGCGCCCCAATTCGCCCGAATTGAGGATGCGTTACTGCGCGCGGAAGACTACGTATGATCGCGGCCCTAGTCGCTGTCGCAATCGCTGCGCTTCTGGTGGTGGCATTCGATCTATAATCAAATCTCAGTTGTCACCACTTTAGCCCCGACCCTAACAGGCCGGGGCTTTTTTATTTGACCCGCATCAAAGCCGACGGGGGCGCATCCTCCACAAGCCGACGCAACTCGGACTTCGTATGCCCGGCAAGCGACGGGTGGCAATAGATGTTTTTCTTGCTAGGGTAGTCTGCGCTAGCAATCCGGCCCATGTTGACCCAACCGGCTTCCTTGAGCGCGTGCAATAGGGCCGCTTGCGGGATTTTCACGCCAGAGGGGGCAGACCCTGCCACGCGGTCACAAAGGCCGTGAAAAGGCGATCCGACCACGCCACGGGCGAATTCACCTTGACGCGCGCGCATCATCTCCACCAAGTAGGACTCTGCAAGGCTCATGCCGTGTTCGACAAGGTTGGCCTTAAATTCGGTCCAGGCGGGGGCGGCGGCCGGGTTGAACGCAGACACGTCACGATCGCGCAACCAAGCTGCGATTGACTCATATCCGCCGATCCGGTACCACGACCACAACCGATGTGCAGCGTCAGGGGCCATGCGCGGGGCGGTGGACCAAATCGCAAACCAGCGACGATCTTGCGAATCCAGGCTAATCGGCACGGGGTCGTTACTAAAGGCAAGAACGAACATCCGATTCAGGGAATCGTAGGGGTGCAGGCCCTTCCTATTGATGGTCAGCATCTCAGGCGGCGCAGCGATCACGGGCTTCAACTTATTCGCAAGAGCCCGGCGATCCTTGGCCTCTGGCTCTTTCAACTCGTTCAAGATAAGAATTTCGGATTCAAGGGCATAACCCCATTGCGACCCTAGCGTGTCGTTATCCAGCAAGCCCCGGTTCTTCAACTGCGGCCCGCACACGGCCCAGATGAAAGGCGCCCAGAGGGTGTCCTTGCCGCAGCCCTGATCGCCCCCGTGCAGCACGGCGTGGTTGATCTTGACCTCGGGGTGCTGCACTTTGTAAGCCATCACGTTGAAAACGTGCTCGCGCTCGGACTCTTCGGGGATGAGCGTCGCGCAGTGATCCAGCCATGGCGTGATGTCCCCACCTGCGCCCACTACCGGCCGCGCATCACGCCAGCGGTTGCCGTACACGTCGCCATCACGGGCGACCAGTACGCCTTCGCCTGCGGCGTAGGTGATGCCCACCAAGGTGCGCGCGCCCATGTCTTGGCGGTTCTCGTCGAAACAATAGGACGCTTCGATCTTGGGCTTCTTGCCGTGGATCGAGCGGCACTCGACGTGCCGAAAGAGGGCGTTAAAGGTGCTACGGCTCACCTCGCGGCGGTCTTGCAGATCGAAGTAATGGTCACCCTCTTGGACGTAACAGAAACGCTTATACCAGTCGGCCTTGATGGTGCGGCCCAGTTCCTTGCGCTCCACTTCGGCAATCACACGCGCGGCTTCGTCGGGGAACGCCTTGGTAGGCTCCAGTTTCTCAAGGGCGTCGGTCATCATGGACGCGAGCAGCTCATCACGCAAGCCAGGCGCATGGGCCGGGCCGCCGTTCTCGGCCACCCACGCGAGAAAGGCGTTAGAGTCGAACTCGGTGCAATGGCCGTGATAACAGCAATACGCGCGCATGGCGCTGTTGTAGCGCCCCTCCGGGTTGCCGTCGGTGTGCTCGGCGTTGTTGGGGCAGATAACGCCCGCCCATCCGTCATGATTGGGCTGGCGCAGCACCAGGCCCTGACCGGAGAGCCACGCCAGCACGTCATCTGCGCCATCGTCAGAAATTCGAATCGGACGAAAGGCGGCGCTCTCCTCGTGCGGGGTGACGCCAAGGGCCTCACAGATTTGGGGCAGGGTGAACTGGCGCTCAGGGTGGAACTCCACCAAGCGCGAGGCGAAGTTATCGCGTCCGGGCTTGATGTTGACCGAGCCGGGCAGACGGAAGTTGCGAACCGGGTTGATGGCCCCCTCGTCGGTGTAGCCGGCCTCGGCAATGGCCGTGATCGCGGCGCTAAACTGCCCCTTGGTCGGTTGCTCCTCGGTGAAGGCGTAGCCCCACTGAAAGCTGCCGGGGCTGGTTTCCATGATCCAGGTCGGCGCTAGGGGCGGCTCTTTAGCCTTCGTGCCGATGTCATCCAGCACCATGCAAAGGACGTACTCGCAGTTCGCGGCGCTGGCGCGGGCGTAGCCGTCGGTGAAGCGGTCCAAGATGAACGACGCGGTGTTGCCATACCACGACTGCCCGTCTTTCATCGTCTTGGTCGGCAAGAACGCCGGCCAGGTGGCCTTGACGCCCCCGTCGGCGTGCAGTTGAATTTGCCCGTCTTTCAGTTGTGGCTTTTGCCTGACAATCAGAAAAGTCTCGCCCTCGGGGGCCAGACTTGTCATATACTCCAAGAAATCCATCGATTAGCTCCTTTGGTGAAAACGCCCGGCAGGCCACTACCTGTCGGGCGTTGTTGTTTTAACTGTTAGCAATCAGACCCAACTTGTGCAACTTGCGGTCTGCCGCGTTTTCTTTGACTGTCCCGTACTTCAAATTGGACAGGTGGTTGTTGGTTTTGTCGCCGTCAAGATGGCGGATTTCGCAACGCTCGTCCATGGCCGGGCGTGGGCCAACAAAAGCCAGCAACACCAGCTCATGCACATACACCGTCCGAGTGACGCCGGCTTTCGCCAGTTTCACGCTTAAATAATTCCCGGACACGAACAAGCTCAAGTCTCTACCTTTGTAAGTCATGCCTTTGTGGCGACCATAAGGCACAAAACGCGTCAACGAACGAACGTTGCCGTAATTGCTGACTTCATAAAAGCCTTCGTAACCGGGGATTGATGTCCAGAGTTCCACGTTAACCCTTGCCGTATCGCGTCATGATGCTGGCCTCAACGGCCAAGGGGATGCCCTCGGCCCATGCTGGTGGGGTGCACATGATACGTTCCATCTCCAGCTTTACGGCTTCGGGTTTATCTGTCTCGACAACCACTTCGTCATGCACATGCAGCACCACGTCGTCGATATGGCGCAGCGCATGGCGCAGGATGTCGTTGGCGGTTGCTTGGGTGATGTTCTCGCACGCGAGGCCCTTCCACAGACGCGCGCGAGGCCACTCTGTCGCATCGGCTGCGGGCTTCCAAGATGCTTTGGCGTAAGTCACCCCTTCGCTTTCCAGCCGAGCGTAGGGGTAGCATAGCACGCGACCAGACGGCAGCATGTACCACAGGTGCAGTCCGTCAAAGCAATACGTCACGCGCCCCGCGCTAAACTCATGGCCCTTGTTTCGCATCGCGCGGGTGTAGGCTTCTTCCAGCGCCTGCCAAAACGGCACGGACCACGGGTTAGCGCGGCGCCAAGCGTCAACGACACGCTTGGCTTGCGCCTCCTCGAAATGCACGCCGTAGGCCCGGCCCATCGCAGCAAACGCCCCGACGCCGCCGGCAAAGCCAAGGGCTAGCTCCTGCACCTTGCCAACCTGGCGCTGCTCGCCTGTCACGTCCTCATAGGCCACGCCGTAGGTCGCAGCGGCGTTGACCTTGTAGGGGTCTAGCTTCTTGCGAAACACGTCCAGCTTGATGTTGCCCGTGATGCTGGCGGCCAGCCACGGATTGACGCGCCCTTCGATGGCGGACCAGTCGGCGACGACAAAGTGCTTGCCCTTGGCAGGGATCAGTGCGGGCCGGAGCATACCCCGAAGTACATCTGTAACTCGGCGTCCAAAAGCTGGGACGATGCTGTGCCCTCGGACCATAGCTGTTCGTACTTCATCAGGTTGCGAAGCGCACTTGCGAGTGAAGTTATGGACTTGGAGGCCATAGCTCGACGCACGACCTGTGGCGGCACCCCCAGCGAAGACAAAAGCTCCACGGACTCGACAATCCTCGTCGTCTGCCAGGTTTGCCATGCGGCTGAACTTCGCAACCGATGACGCCCAGAGGTCGTCGGCGCACTGTATGACCTCGGCAACAGCGGGCGGTATCTCATCGGGGTTCTCCATCGCAAGCAGGTTCGCCCGCACAGTCTTGTCAATTGAATACTTGCCGTTGACCATCA